ATTCCGATGCAGAATGATTCTTTTATAAATTGGCAGGGAACATTCAAAGCGTTTGAGGCAGTCCTATGAATGTTATCCCACCCGTTGACGGCACTAATAACATTCGCTATGCGGACTTCCTTCGGATCACTACGCCGGAGGAGGTTTTTTTAATATCATCAGCCCCGTCGACACTTACCATTCCAGAAATAGACGCGCAGCCATTCTCTGGGTTAGGGGTGTTATTAAAAGCGGGAGATGCGATCAGAGATATAAAGTCTACAGCCAACGAGACTACATTCTCTTTTGCTGGAATTGATACGGCGTTTCTAGGCTTCGTATTAAGTAAGAATATAAAGGGTTCGCAGATCGAGGCGTGGAAAGGTTTTTTCGGCACTGATGGAGTGCTACTTACTGCTGGCGGCACTGGTGGGCTATATCAATATTTTAACGGATATATAACTAGCTTCACTATTTCCGAGGAGTGGATAGAAGAAGCTAGGTCGTATATTGGCGTTATAACCGTATCAGCCTCATCAATTCAAATGATTTTGCAGAATAGAACGGCTGGAAGATATACCAATGATAATGCGTGGCAATTTTTTGCTCCGGGTGACACAAGCATGAATAGAGTGGCTTTCATAACCACCATTAATTATAACTTCGGCAAAGATGCTCTAGCCACATCGTGATAAGAAAATCTAATAAATTTGACAAGTCCGATGTCATTGAAATGATGCGAATGTTCAAGACGGAAAGCGACATTGAATTTCTTAGGGTATTAGAGAACCCGGACTGGTGGGGTCAGTTATTTGACACCATTAATTCTGGACTAGGAGTGGTTTTTATAGAGCCGGGGAAGGGGTTGATAATGGGGATGATAGTCCCCTCGTTGTGGTGTAACAAGACGTTTGGACTGCATGAGTTGGCGTGGTATGTTAAACCAGAATATAGGAAGTCTACGGTAGGCTATAGGCTCTTTAAGGAATTTGTGAACTACGGAAACCAATTAAAAGACGAAGGTAGAATAACTTTTTTTGTAATGGGGAAGCTGCACAACAGTCCCAATTTGAATTATGAAAAATATGGCCTAAAGAAAATGGAAGAAACGTGGATAAAAGAACTTTCATAAATAAAAGAACTTGGGTGCTTTTTGTCGGGCTTAGTACGCTGACATTCACAAGTCAGGCTTACGCTTTCGTTGCCACGCTTGCGACCTTTCTTGCACTGACGTTCACAATATCAATGGCTGTAGCCACCACCATATCTGTTGCAATCAGTATGGTTGTATCAATGGCTATATCTTTCGCAATCTCAGCGGTTATAGGTGGCCCTAATGCTCCCGGTGGGGGGGAACAGCGCGATCCGGGGAACAGAACCCAGATACCTCCGGCAACATCCAACAAGCTACCCGTCGTATATGGCGATTCGTGGATCGGTGGAACTGTAATAGATTTAAGCATAACCGATAATGATCAGAAATTATATTACGTTCTAGCATTGAGCGAGGTTACGAATACCAATCCCGGTCAGACTGCCGATACAATTACTTTCGGGGATATTTATTTCGCTGGAAAGAAATGCGTATTTAATGCAACGAATCAATATCAAGTGGATGCGTTGCTAGATGAGTCCACGGGAGAATCTGAGACGAATGTGAAAGGTAAAATTAATATATACCTCTATAGCAACGGCTCAAACGCTCCAACAAATTCAGATCAGACAGCAATCCAAATAATGTCAAATTCTGCTTTGACTTATAAATGGGATGCAACAAAGCTAATGACCAATTGCGCGTTCGCAATTCTTGTCCTTACTTATAGCGTCACAGCGAATATCCGAGGCTTGGCTCCGACTAGGTTCCAAGTAAAAAATAGCAGACACAAACCGGGAGAATGTTTCTCAGACTTCTTGACCAACACTCGGTATGGCGCGGCAATCCCTTCAACTCAGATTGACACCACAAGCCTTACGGCACTAGATGTTTATTCGGACGAGTCATTCACCTATACAGATTATAGTGGAGTGGTAACAACCCAGACTAGATTTAGGTTTGATGGGGCGGTAGACGCGGCTCGGACTATCATGAGTACGCTACAGAACATGACCTCTAGCTGCGATTGCTTATTAAGATATGATGAGGTTACGGCTAAGTGGGGCGTGATCGTACAGAAGCCAACATACACCGTAGCAATGGCGATAAATGATAGTAATATCATTTCCTCGATACAGGTTACGCCTATAGACCTATCTAATTCATTCAATATTGCAGAGGTCAAGTTCCCCGACAAGTCTAATCAGGATGCGTTTAATACTTCAACTTTTGATCTAGCCCAAATTGATCCGGCACTTCTATTCCCTAATGAGCCGATTAATAAGCAATCAATAACAGTTCCGTTCTGTAACAATAATGTTCGCGCACAGTATCTAGCTAACCGATTCTTAAAGGCTTCGCGGGAGGATTTGCAGGTCACTTGTTCTGTTGGGTTTGATGGACTCCAATTAGAAGCTGGTGATGTGATGACTTTAACCAATGCTAATTATGGATGGGTAGATAAACTATTCAGAACTAACAAAGTATCTCAGACCTTCAAAGATGATGGGGCGATTGTAGTAAATCTGCTGCTGATGGAATTTAATCCTACCGTCTACGATGATGTGGCTATTACCGAATTCCAACCAAGCCCGAACACAGGTATCGGCGATCCGCTAGTATTCGGGACAGTGCCGCCACCGATAGTGGAGACTTCATATCCGACTGCGGTTAACCCTTTGTTCTTGGTGCAAGTAACGACTCCGGCTGCGGGTATCTCTCAGTATGCGGAACTCTATTACACCGCCTTCGCTGATCCTACAGAGGCGCAGTTAATCTTTGCAGGTACTAGCGAGGTACAGGCTAACGGAACTCCGTGGAATATTAATACAGTTTTACCATTAATCTCTTTAGCTGGCATACCTTCTGGAAATTGGTATTTCGTCACTCGAATGATGAATAGTCTAGGAGCGTCTAGCTTCAGTCTGCCTAGCGCGGTCTTTCATTGGCGGCCCACGACCTTCCAATACTCAGAGCAATACTTGGTTATCGCTTATGCCGATACGATCACAGGTACGGGCTTTGATCTTAATCCCAGAGGGAAGTATTACTACGGGTTGATTAATCAAAGCAGCATAACGCCTAGTGTTGATCCAGCGGAATACTCTTGGTATCTAGCTGAACCCGCTTTCGGAACGACCATCTATCCTCTGTATACGAATAGAACTGGTCGCAAAATATCCTTCGACACAGGCTTTGCTATCTACGCTTCTGGGACAGCGGCTTTCGTTCCTTACGAGAGCAATCTATTCGATCCTACAATCTGGGCGGCTTTGCCTGATGGGACTAACTACATTGATCTTGATGTAAGAACAGGACAGTTATTAAAGGTAGGGACTACGAGCGTCGGGACGGGAGAAATATCGGTATCGAATAATTCTGATGGAGTTGTCGTTGCTCATCTCGCACCCTACCTAGACTTCGGCGCGGGGGTTTATACATACACGGCATCAGCAGCAACGCTCACCATTGATATTTATGGGCGAGTAGTAGGCTTCACCTCTCCCGACACTTTTGAAATGACTATATCGACATTCACTGCGACAAGTGGACAGACAGTATTCTCAGTATCTCGGGATGCGGCCTATATAGTTGGGCAGTGTTTCGTATTTAATCAGGGGACATTGTGCCAGACTTCGGAATATACGGATGCCGCTGGCGGGGTAACATTCGGAACAGGAGTGGTATTAGATAACATTATCACTGTAATATCTTTCAGATCGACCAATACCGCTACAGGTTCTTATGCTTCATTCAGTAGGAATTCAGCAGTTCTATCAGCCGCTGGAAGTTATACAGTATCAGGCTTTACCTTAATCTCAGGCTACGAACTTCTATTCATTAATGGAACGGTGGTCAATGAGCAAGACTACGATATTATCGGGCAGACTATTACAAACTTTCCCGATGTAACAACGGGCGATCTTGAGATAATACAATGGACACCAAACAATCTGGGAGTGCCTAACGGAACGCCAGTCAATGAGGTTATCCAAACTATAATAGGTCAGGTAACATACCCATTCTCATTCACTTCGGGTGGTTTTAATCTTTATCAAAACGGTGTATTATTAAAGTTAGATACGGACTTTACGACTGTTGTTGGGGCGTATACATTAGCTAATGCTCCTGACACAGTTAACAACGTGATTCTCCAACAAACATTCGCACGAGCGGGGGCAGCATGACAAATGCTTTTAATCTAAGTCAGTTAGCAAATAACACGAACTCATCGGGGCAGGTCACTCTAGCTACAGGGGTTGTTGGAACGCTTCCTGTAGCTAATGGCGGCACTGGCGCAGCAACTCTAACCGCTAACAATCTATTGGTCGGCGCGGGAACTGGTGCAGTCACAGGCATCGCAGCTGGTACATCAGGCAACGTCTTGACTTCTAACGGAACAACTTGGTCTTCTTCCCCTTCCGCTGGTGGCGGCGGGGCTACTTGGGTCACTTTGACTTCTGGAACATCGTGGACTGTTCCGGCTGGAGTAACCGCGGCTGATGTTTGGGTAATAGGTGGTGGCGGTGGTGGTTCTGGCACCGTAAATTTAAGCGCCGCAAACAGGGCCGGGATTGGTGGCGTAGGTTCTTCTACTACAGGATGGGGTGCTAACGGTTCTCCGGGTTCTTTTGGCTCTGGTGGAGCATCAGGTGCAATATATTGCGGAGGATTCACAGGTGTGAATACTACAGGTGGAGGCACCGCTCCGTGTGGCGCTGGAAATACAGCTACTAGACGAGGTTCTGGTGGTGGTGGTGGTGGCGCATATGCGGGTCAGACAGGTGGTGGCGGCGGCGGCGGCGGCGGAATTGCGTATGTTAGGGCAACAGGATTAACTCCGGGTGGGACTGTAGCTTATGTTATCGGGGCTGCGGGTAATGGTGGGGGTCTCCAAGCTGCGGGTAACACTGGCGGCACAAGCTCATTTTCAACATTGGCGACTGCTTCGGGTGGCTCAGGGGGTGCAGGGGGGGCGGCAAGTCCGTTTAGTACTTGCAAAGGCGTTGGTGGAGCAGGGCTTGGTGGTCAGATAGTTATAAACTATTAGGGGGTGATATGAAAAAAGCATTAATAGCACCACAGAAAAAATGTGATGGATTCGCAATTGCAGAAGTATGTGAAATAGAATTTGGTGTTTCGGAGCCGTTTTTCTGGATAGACTGCGAAGATGATGTTTCTGACATTACTCATTATTATGCGCTTGATAAAACTATAAAGATGTATGAGAAGCAACCGTGTGTTATAAAAGAAAAAGCCAAACTAAATCTTATAGAGACAGATTGGACGGTTATGATTGAAAATGACGGGTCTGATATGTATTTACAGAATAAAAATGCTTTTGTTTCTTATAGGAACATTTTACGAAATATAGCTATAGACCCAAAGCCTGTTGATGAATGGCCCGAAAGGCCGAGTGCTGTATGGGCTAAGAATTGAGCAATTTGCGTCCGACTATATTAGATTCCTTTAATAAGAATACGGATTCTTTAAATAATATTTGGCCCTTATATCAGAATACTGTCCCGCATTTCGCGTTCGCTAAAAACGTATTCTCCCAAGAACAGTGCAAGTCAATTATAAATATTGGTAAAAATTCATTACCATATTCGGATGAGCCGTCCAGAACAATATGCTCAGAAATTAGGGGGTCAACGGTAAGCTGGATTCGTCCTATAGAGGGGAATGAATGGATATTTCAAATTCTATCAAATGCCATTTTGGTTCTTAATAAAGAATATTTCCAATTTGATCTATTTGGGTTTGCTCACGCGGTACAATTTACTGAATATCAATCCCCGGGTGGAAAATATGACGCTCATGTAGATACTCTATATGGGGCAGATATTCGGAAGCTATCTATTTCAGTGCAACTTTCCGATGAGAATGATTATGATGGTGGAGATTTTATTTGTAATTATGGACAGGAAGAAATTATGCCTAGAACTCAAGGAACCGCTATAGCTTTTCCTAGTTACGCTCTCCACGGGGTCAAGCCTGTTACTAAAGGAACTAGGTATAGTCTGGTTGCTTGGATCACTGGGCCTCAATTCAAATGAAAGACTTTATTGGGATATATGAGGACGCTCATTCGCATGAGTATTGCGACGCACTAATCGCATATCATGAATCTATGACTGTTAATGGGCTTGTGTTTAAAAGGGATGAATGTACGCGGTTAGAAAAGGAAGATGTTGCGGCATTTTCTAGCGAATCTTATATTTACAATACGGCCATATTTGATACATTTACTGGAATTTTTTGGAGGGATATATACCCTCAGTATTCAAAAGAGATTAGCGTCTTAAATACGATGGGGAAACATTCTATATTCTCCGTAAAAGTCCAAAAAACAGAAATTGGGGCGGGGTATCATATATGGCATTGCGAGAGCGATACCCGCGCCACATCCGTAAGAGTCTTAAATTTTATTCTATATTTGAATGATGTAGAGGAAGGTGGTGAGACAGAATTTCTTTATTATCATAAAAGAATAAAGCCCAAAAAAGGAATGTTACTATTATTTCCGGCTGGATTAACTCATACACATAGGGGCAATCCTCCTTTAAGCGGTGGGAAGTATATTTTAACGGGATGGGTAGAGATGTAATGGTGCAAAAGATAGATTTTGTCTGGAAACT